AGTCGCGTGCGCACCTCTGCGTTTTTACGAAATTTTTCAAATAAACCTTTTTGAATAAAAATAACAAAAAATGAAAAACGCCAAAACTTGGAAAGAGATAGCTGAGAGAATAGGTGTGACTCCTCAGACTCTTTGTAAGTGGCGCAAGCAAAGCCTAGACTGTCCAAAAGAAAAAGACATTGAGGCTTGGGAGGTTTGGGTCACAACAAGAGCTAACGCACAAGAGCAGGGTGGAGGTAGGATTGCCATAGATGGCAAAGAGTATACGGCTGCAGATATTGCCGATCTTAAAGCAAAACTCATAGCAGCCCAAGAGCGTAGGGAGACTGCGATGGCCCAGATTCGGGAGCTAGAGTTACAACAGAAGAGAGATAACCTAATCCCAGAATCTGAGGCTACAGAGAAACTGATAAAACTTCTAACACCTCTTAGAAGGCTTATTGATTCTTTGCCGAGGCAAGTTGCGGCACAAGCCAATCCATCCAATCCCAACATAGCAGAACTAGCTATACGCAACGGAATTGACGAAAGGATTTTTAGTGAGATAGAAAAATTATTTCCTAGTAGGTAGTCTCGCTATTAAGACGCAAGTGGGTTTAGTCGTGTTTACCTTTTAATCCACCTGCTAGGATCTCTGTTTACTATCGGTCTATTTTATATGAAGACGCAGATGAAATTAAACACCGATGACTTTAATCGGATGATGCGTATTCTCGAGAAGAAGACTGGTGCAAGTTATGAGAAGGTCTTGAAGGCCGTAACCGGAGAGATAGTAACACTCGCAGCCAAAAAGACTAAAAAGACTTCTGTGGCTAAACTGAAGGCAGATGTCTTAAATTCTTTGTCTACAAAGTTTATCTCAAGTGCAGGAGATAAGATTAGAAAAGCCAAAGATGGATCTTTAATATTCAAACCCCAAGGATCTAAAGCTGGGCAATGGATTAGACTAAGGAGAATCTTTGATCCTCGCCCAATGGGAAAGAAGAATCCTGCTGGACAGACCCTGTCTACAAAGACACAGGCTAGAGCTAATAAAGCCTTAAAAGAGTTTCGTGAGAAACAGAAAATAATTTATAATGTAAAGAGAGAGCGTCTAGCATCTTCGCAGGGGTCATTTTTATACATGCTGAAATTACTTCGGATTCCATTTCGTGCGAGTGGGCCTGCTACAAAAGCTAAAATAGTAGCCTCTCACAAAAGAGCGATTGGTGCTAAGTTTTTGAAGGGTAAATTGTTTGCTAGTATTGTCCTGAGAAGCAAATCCAAATCTGCTTTGAATCCGCACTCCCAAGGCTTTGGGGCTTTTAGGGCTGCATTTAATGGCAAGACCAAACAATTCAAAACTGCCGCATCCAAGGACTTGAAATCATATGTAAAAAAGTTCGCTTCCCAAAATGGTTTCTCTGTTAGATAGAGAGATCGGCAAGCTATTTGCACCCCGGCTATTGAAACCACCAGTCGAATGGGCTTTCAATAATTGTGTCCTTCGTGACAATGTATCAGAGTTGCCGGGATCGCTCAAAGTCTTTCCGTATGCAGAAGCTCCGCTAAATGATCTTGTAGATCCAAACATTAACAAGGTCACTCTATGTTGGGGATCTCAGTCTAGTAAGACTACTACTATGTATGCTGGGATTGCTTATCTGCTTAGTGAGTTTCCTAAAGATACATTGTGGATCATGCCGAGTGCAGAGAACGCCCGGAACTTCTCTAAGGGCCGGTGGCTGCCATTTATAGACGATTGCGCTCCACTTAAATCACAATGCCCTCTAAGTGCGGCCTCTGGCCGTGTAGACACAGATAAGATCACGAATATGCGACAGGAGTTTTTATCCTGCACGCTAACATTCGCAGGAGCAGGATCTGAGAATAATGTTAAGTCTGCACCAGTAGCCTACTTGGTTCTAGATGAAATTGATGAAATTGACCCAGACATAAGACTGGCTGCTTTAGAACGGATTAAGGGTCGCAGAGAATACAAGATAATCCAGACAAGCACGCCCAAAGAAGAAACCGGTGGCATCTGGGAGGAGTATTTGTATGGCGATCAGCGAAAGTATTTTATGCCTTGCCCACATTGTAGAGAGCATATCCAGTTTACTTGGAGGCAGAAAGACAAGTCCGGCAACCTGCGTTACTCGATAGCCTTTGATGAAGATGCCAAGTTAGAAGATGGCAGTTACGACTTTCACAAAATTCATTCTTCCGCTAGGTATCTTTGCCCATGTTGTGATGGGGAGATACTCGATGCCCACAAGCCTAGTATGGTAAAAAATGGAGAATGGAGATCTACAAACTTAAATGCCCCGGTCGAACATAGGAGCTATCATCTAAGCTCGCTATATGCACCTGCTATTACCTTTTCCTCTCTTATGGTAAACTGGCTGCAAGTAAGTTCCTCTCCACATGGACTAAGAAAATTTATACAAGGTAACTTAGCCGAGCCTTGGAGAGAAGATTGGATAAATCAAGACCAAGCAGATGCCCATGAATTAGAATTAGACTATGAAAGAGGAGAGTTGCGTGGAGAGTTCCGGGTAATGGGCGTAGATACCCAGACTGATTCTTTCTGGTTTATAGTCCGGGGCTTTGACCGGGATGGCACAAGTTATCTAATAGATTATGGCCAAGTCGCGTCTTTCTCTGAATTAGATCTAGCCTTTGACCAGCATAAGTGCCACGCCGCAATCATCGACTGCGCCGGCGATAGAACCTCAGAAGTCTATGAAGAAGTTTATCGTAGGAGATCAAAGTGGTTTGGCTCTAGGGGCTGGGCTAACCTTCAGGGCGAGCAGCCATACCGATTGCAGATGAAAGACCCTTTTACTGGAGATACCAAAGGGCGAGCTGGAAAGTCCAAAATTCGTTATCTGCATGTAAATAAGAAGATTTATGAAGAAGACATGGATCGCTTACGCACTAGGCAGATGTCCGGGTTCTATACCTTTACAGATACTCCAAAAGTCTATTATGACCAATTATTCTCTACCTATTGGACTAAGCAGACCGATAAGAGTGGTCATATAAAAGTAGTGAAAAAACTCAAAAGAAGTAAGGGAGATCACTTATGGGACTGCGAGATTCTAGCTAGGGCGTTATCTAAGTTTATCGGCATTGCTCGCATTGATAGGGATATAGCAGTAGTAGAAGCTCAAGAGCAAAGACCAAGGAAGAAACCTATAAATCGCTCAAGAGGTGGGACTAGCTTTTGGGACTAGGCATAAAAAAAAGCCTCTCCGAAGAGAGGCTTGTGAGAGGCTTTACTGCCCATACATTGGTGGCGTATAATCGTAGTTTGGCTTATGCTCTGCCATATTACTATTCAAAGCCTTATAGTAGGCTTTCTGTAATTTCCTATGAGCAGAATCTAAGTCTCTATCATCATTGCCTTGTATGGCACACTTGGTTAGCTGATAAAGCTCAAACATTTCAGCATAAGTAAGTTTCACTTGTTGCATAGTTTCCATCCTCCTTTATCATAACGACTAGCACCCTTTAGAGCAGTATTGTTGCCCCATTGCCCCAACTTGTAGGTATATCTGACTTCATAGTGAGGATTCTCAGACTCATAGCCAAATCCAAAATCAGAGTTAAAGTATTCTGATATATGTTTGTAGGCATACCACGATGTCTCAGCAGAGCCATCTGTGATATTCACTATATGATCATTCATCAGATGGAAGAGCAAGTGCCAACATCCACCACCAGTATATTCAGAGACAATGGTTTTGATTCCATAGTTCTCTTTATAATAATCAAACTGATCTTGAACAAAAGCCTTCTCCTCTTTAGAGAGCTTCATTGGATGAATAGAAAATGCGAGCTGCATTTCTAAGTTATGTTCCTCTGAATTGATTTCAGAGTTTAGTGTTTCTATATTTTGATTTTTCATTGTGTGTATTTTTTAGTATTTAGGTCATCGGAGTGATCCGATAAGTCATATTGAGTCGGCCCGGGGAGAGGGAGTCAATATTATTTTATAATAAAATGTGAATTATTTGTGTGAAAAGTATTGACACCTAGGGCCAGAATCTCTTCTCTCTTTCTTATCGGCACAAAGTCGATATCCTAAATACTAAAACTAAACACGCATTATGACTGACAAATTCAATGACCTTAAAAATATCGCTAGTGAATGTGACATCGATAGAGATGTCGTATGCAGACTAGATGAAATTACTACTGCTATAGACGAGCTTGTAGAAGCTAAAGTCTACGAGATTATGAGACGCAACTTTGCTTACGACCCTCACTTCTCAGCTAAGAGCGATGCTATTGATGCTAAAAAGACTCGTGTAGTCTACCAACTCGCCAAACATATTGAGGCAGTTATCAATCCTATAGACTCCAAAGTGAGCGACATAGAATACAAACTCAGCGACTAATTCTACGCAGTTTGTGGTCTGCCATAAAACCACACTTAACCTAAATACTAAAATAAATAAAATACACATCGATATGAAACTATCACTAAAAAACGTAAAATACGCAGAACACGCATCTCAAGAAACTAGCAACTTCGTTGCTGAGTTATATGTAGATGGTAAGCCCTTCGCAATCGTAGGTAACGATGGCATCGGAGGATGTGACTACCACCATAGGCATGAAAAGTATGGTCGCAGTCATAGTGAGTGGCACGAAGAATTACAAAACCTATACAAGTGGCATAGGGAGAACACTACCTATGAGACTGAGTATGACCCAAGGGGTTATAGTGAAGGCAGTCTAGATATAACAGTTGGAGAGTTGCTAGATGATTATCTGACTACTAAGAGAGTAAAGAGCCTTATGTCTCGCTCTATGATTGTCTTTGAGAAAGATGACCCCAAGGGTGGATACTACAAGTTTGGTAAAAAGAAGTATGGGATTACCGAAGACAAAATGGGATGGTTCAGAAACCAATTATGGGAGCGTTTCAAAGATAATTGGATATGTCTCAATTTTATGCCTTTAGAAGAGGCAGTAGCCTTCTACAAGGCTAATTAGCTTATTTA